ATTATCTGTTACCTCTAAAGTTAAGAGTTGTTGTGTTTCCAGCTTGTCCTAAAGTGTTCAATGCTGGTAAAATTTTCTCTTGTGCTAAGTCTACCCAGAATGTCATTGGCTTGTCTACAAGTGCTTGGTCTACATTAGCTCCAGGCATGATTTCTAGTTTTTGAATTACTACAGTTCCACCCATGCCACCATTAGGTACAATTGTTCCTGGTGTGTCTGGTACAAATAATTCTGGTCCTTCTTCACCTACTAATGATGCTACACCTAATGGAGGTCTACCACCATCTGCAAAGCCAAAAAGTTTTTTACCTTTTTTAAAGATGCCACCTATGCCTCCACCACCAAGTATGCCTGACAAACCACCCATAATGCCACTTAGATTTGAAAAGCCACCAGTAAAGATACTTCCTAATCCACTTAAATCACCACTCAAAATACTTTGAACTGAGCCTAACTTTCCAATAATTTTGCCTGGACCATTTTTAAGTTCTGGAACTATACCACCTAATAAGTCTTTACCTAAACCATCTATCTTGCTTCCAAACATATCTGCAAGTGGTTGTGAAAATGCTGGTGGTACACCAAATGATGCCATACCTGCTGATATAGCCATTCCAGATACACTACCTCCACCACCTCCAGAAAAGTCAAATGGTATTGCATCACCAACTATATCTGAAGCATAAGCTTTACCAAAGTTTGATAAGCTGCTAAACTTACCCTTACTAGGACTTCCACTAGGAAAACCTTTGAATCCTGGTGTAAAATCTGGACTATTAATTTTTATTCCTCCGAAACCTGGTACGAAAACTTCTCCTTTTTTAAGTTTTTTGCCAGGTTGCTCAAATCCTTCAGGTAAACCTGCATCCACACCTGCTTTTTTTCTCGCTTTTGCGAGGTCTTTATATGCTTGAACTTGGTCTTGTAAAGACTTAGCTTGTTTAGCATTTTCTATTGCTATTTTCACTTCTTCTATTAATGTGTTTTGTCTTAAACCTAATATAGCTTCTGCAACTATTTTTATAAGGCTAAGTAAATATTTAATTACTACTTGAACAACTGTTTGAGCTACAGCTTCCGCAATTGCTATTTTCATCAAATTGACAATATTTTTCATTGAAGTATTAAAATTTTCACCTGCTACTACACTTCTAGCAAATGCAGCAGATATATCATCAATACCTTTTAAGACATTTTGTGATATAGATGTTCCAATGGCTACAGCACCTTGCTGCAGATTTTTAGACCATTTACCATATTCTGTTCCAGCAGCTTCTAGTAAATCTCCGAACAAAGATAACATAGCATTAAATTTTTGTGTTTCTTTATTTGCTGCTTCTTGTGCAAAGAAGTAATCGTAAACTTGAATGACATATTTTCTTAAAGCAATTGTCGCTAAAACAATTGTTGAAATTAAAATAAATAATGGATTAGCTCTTATTGCTACATTAAATGCAACAACAGCTCTTGCAGAAAAACCAAATGCAACACCTATGTTTCTAATTATTCCTGCTAACTTAAATGCTATAAGTGTTCTAAAATGGATTATTGTTACAGCTAGTATTTCATTAAAGAAATGAGTAACTACACCTAAAACTTTAAGAGCTGCACCAACGGCATTTAAAAAAGTAATTAAAACTACATGTAATGCTTTAAATGTATTGCCAATTGCTTCAAGCACTAAAGCATCTTTTACAATAGAACTAAATGCCATATGTGCAGAAGTTGCTAAAATATTAAAACCTTGTGTAAGAGTTACATTTGTTCTTTTAAATTGTTTTTCAATATCTTCTGCATTATCGAACAAAGCTTGTAGCATAACTCTAGGAGTAATTTGTCCTTGTCTAGCTAAGTCTCTCAGCTCTGCTGTAGTTCTTCCTGTTGCAGCAGCAAGATAATCTAAAATCTGTGGCAAGATTTCAGATATAGCTCTAAATTCATCACCCTGGAATCTACCAGATTGTAGAGCTTGTGAATATTGTAGCAATGCAGAACGAGCCTCATGACTTGTTACACCTTGCACTGTTAACAATTTGTTAAATAAATCTGTTGCTTTCAAAGCAGCATCTTGGGATATACCTAAAGATTTAGATGCTTGTGAAATTCTAAAGAAAGCTGTAGCTGTAGCTTCAAGTGGTTGTCTTGAATCCATAGCTGTTTTACCAACTTTTCTAAATAAATTTTCAAATTGTTGACCAGGTTTTAAGGCAAGTTTTATCCTGTTGTCAATTCTTTGTGTAGCATCCGCAAAAGAAATAAGTCTGCCTGTTGCTAAGGCAGCTACATAAGCTAAGATAACACCTCTAGCTCGTTGCATAGTTTGGGTTAAAGTATTCTGTGCAGCAGTAGCTCTAGTTTTAGCAGTAGTATTTCTATTCTGTGAATTTGTTTGACTATCTGTAGCACTCATTAAAGATGTCATTCTTGCTCTTGTTTCTGCAAGTTTTTGATTATGTCTTTCTGCTACTCTGGTTGCGGCAGTAAATTCTTTTCTAACATTAGATAAAGTTCTACCAAATTGTGTATAACCACGACTAAGTGTAATAATGCCTTTATTGTTCTTTTCAAGAACTGTAGAGAATATAGCTAAAGTTGTATTGAGTTTATTGAGAGAAGCATCTATCTTTTTAAATAAAGATTCTAGTCTTGTTATGGAAGCAAGGGCTTTCCCTGTGTCAATGTCTAGTTTTAATTTTCCTGCTGCCATAAACTACCTTCTTGCTTTCTGTCGCTCTCGTTTCGTAATTATACCATGTAGCTGATTAATTTCATCAGGTGTTAGTTGCATTACATCTTCTTTAGACCAACGATAGTGAACAGCGAAAAAATCTATTAGTTTTACGAGTTCGGATTGCTCTCTGCTGGACTTACCCCTAAAAAATGTGTTACCACCTCATTTAGAGATTCGACTTCTTGCATATTGCAATTATCTAAAATCCAGTCAGTTGTCATGCCTTCATCTTGTGGACAATGTTTGATTATGACATTAATAATAGAAATTATGCCTTCAACAGGTTTGTCTGTACCTATATTTTGTAAAGAGCCTACAGTTTTTTCTAGTTCTCCAATTTGTCTTAGAGTTGCAGGTTCGACATTGATTTCTTTGTCTTTAATTTTGAACTTCATGAGTTTCCTCCTGCTAGTTTTTAATAACTAGCTGTTGTGTTTGTTAATGTGTATCTAATAGCATAGCTAGAAGAAGTATCGTATTCACCATTACCTTCGTAAGAAGCTGTTATTCTACCTGGTCCACCTATTGGAGCAGAGAATGTAGAGTAATTACATTGTGGAACATCAATTGTAATTTGATTTTTAGCACTTCCACCAATGTTATCTCCAGTAATTGTAAATAAGAATCTTTGTCTAGTTTGTGCTCTAAAGATGTTGTATTCGGCTTGTGATGAGAAATCTTGGTCTCCAGCTACAGCTACAGTTCTAAAACCTGTTCTTTTAACCTTGCCGTGTGTTTTTTCTCCGTTTAGAGTTGGAATACCTTCGATTGGATTATCAATTGTAATTGTTGCAGATTCAAACTCTCCATTAGCTGTACCAGCTACAGATAGAGATGTTTCGTTCCAAGTAAATGGGTCTGCTGAAATGAAACTTGCTGTTGTAGGGTCTAATAGTGCAGAGCCTCTAGCATGGACTGTTGCAGTTGCATTGATGATTCCACCAGCAGTAATTTCTATTGCAAGTGTGTGAATCATAGCATCTGTGTATTGATATGCAGAGCCTACATTTTTAAACAAGTTAATTGTATAAGGTCTTAAAGCAAAGTTAGCATCAAAGTCTGATTGTGTTGGTACAAACTCATGTATATATGCAGATGTAGCTAATGTTGATGTTGCATTGCCTGTAACAGCTTTTAAGAAATGTCCTAAGTAATTAGGATGTGGTTCAAATACAATGTCACCAGTTACATTTGAAATACCTTCTAATTGATTAGGTTGGTCGTATACTGCTCTTAAATTTTCTGATTGAAGTTGTTCAATGTTTTCTGTGAGAGATTCTGAAACAAACGGAATATACACCCAATTTGATGTTGCTGTTCCAACTGAATTTTGTACCGATAATGCTAAATGTCCACCAATTCCGTAGCCCATTGTTTACTCTCCTTCAACCTCTTTAGGTTCTTCTTTTTTAATTTTACTAGCTTTTACTTCTTTTGCAATACCTTCATTGACAAGACTTTTGCCAACTACATCAGGAACTTCAATCTCTTTTCCCTTTTCTGCTATTCCAAATCCAGCTATTTCTAATCCATCTACAACAAATTTTATCTTCATTATTCTTTGACCTCACAGTCTAGTGATAATGATACACCTTTAAAGAATCCAAGTCCAGAGGTATTTTTTTGATTATCAAACTCTCCACCACCGAATTTAAAATATAAAACTGTATCATTTAATTTTTTATTTTCTTTTAAAACTTCTTTTACTTTGCCTAACATAACATCGCGATTTGTTGCACCATCTAAATTTTCTAAACTAAAATCATACATCCAAACTGTTATTGACAGAGAGGTAAGATAAGGTTTTGCTCCTCCAATAGTTTCTGTATCTTCTAGTGTTTCATGTGAATCTAAAAAAATTGCAATGTAAGGACACTTTTCAGAATTTAAAATAAATTCTTGTTCTACCTCAATTGTCGTATTTCTGCCACCAAAAGCATTAGTTCTTGAATCAGCAAGTAACAAATCCTTTATTGCATTTTCTATTCCTAAATAATCAATTATAGCCATTATCTTGGTTTCACCTTATTAAATTTTCTTTCGTAAATTTCAAGTGCTATTTTTCTTACAGCTTTAACACTCGGCATAAAATCTCTACCATTAAGAGTTTGCCATTTACCATATTCAAAACCTTTATCAGACTTAACAGTGCTTTCTATGTAGATTCCGTTTTGTGATGCTTCTGATTTGAAAGCAAAATTCCTTTTACCTGCTGGTGGCACAGTAGAAGCTTTGCCTGTTAATCTCATAACTTTGAATGGTGGAGAAGCATGTCTTTGAGCAGAAGGTATAAACCAACCATATAACTGTGCTCTTCGTTTCCACTCAGAATAATTTTGTGCATAACCACCCCAATCAGTGCTGTCATTATCCTGTGGATAAGATGTTGATTTATTTCTTTTCATCCTAGTTCCATCACCTTGTTTTTCGTTTTTAAAGTTATCTTTTAAGATTGTAATTGCTCTTTTTAAAATTTGTAAATTAGTCTGTCTTGCTTGTGATGGTTTCATTTCTTTTTTTAATTTATTAAGATATA